TAGATCTGTGGAGCAGGCGCAAACGGAGTTACTGGGTTGTATCCGCCATAAGCGGGGTATGTATAATTAGGAAATCCGGCCATTGTCCAGCGCCTCCTTCCTCGCTTCTATTTCATCCAAGTATTTTTGGAGCCCATAGTCATCCCCCTGGGCCTGATACCACATCACACTCTCGGCGGCACAGTCCGGTCGGATGCCGGCAGCCACCAGCCTTTCTACCGGGGTCATATATCACACGTCCTTTGTATAAAAATAATGGAGTCCGTGAGGAGGACTGCGACGTGTACAGCCCTTGTTCCCCACGTCCTCCATGGATATATTGTCGCATAAAATAAGCCCGCATGGGTGGCATCCATGCGGGAGTTGTGTGGGAGTTATGTGGGATTTATGTGAAATACGTAACGACGTAACTTCGTTACTCTGCATAGTTGACATTCGTTTTCTTTGGGGTATAATAAAAGTGTGGAAACCCAGACGGTTGCCACATACATAAGACTTACAGGGCCGAGGGCTTAGCCCTCAAACATCCATGAGCCGTTCTGTTGCAGCAGACGGCTCACTTCTTCTTTCTATCGTGCACATAGAGCACGAGGGACACAATGCTTGCAATGGAGCCAATGGCACCCAAAACTGCAAAGGTGAAAGTCAAAGTAATATGTATCACCTCCCGAGGAATTATTTCCCGCGAGGCTACATATTTCGCCTTCCTTTCCGCTCTCGCGGGATGGTCAGGCAACCGTCTTTTTTAACCGTACACCATCTACAAAGGCGGATAAAACTCGACAGTAGACGGTGGGTTTCCACAGCCGAATTATACCAATAAAAAGGAGCCGGGTCAATTCCCGACTCCTTCTTTTTGTGCAATTCTACTTGCGGACCGCTTCACTTCATCCATTATGTACGAAAGGTGGCGAGATACTGTTGACCTATCCCAGCCCAGCTCAGCCGCAACATCGACTTGTGCTGATTTTTCAATAATACAGCGTCTGGCAATCAAATCGTCGTCCCGGTGCAGGGCCGCCTCGTAAATTGCACGTTCCAGATCAGAGCGTAAAAGGTCAGCCAATTCTGGAGGAAGCTTCACTTTTCCGCCCATGCTCCACGTCCTTTCTTTATCCCTTCCTTGCCAGCGCTGCAACCACCACGGACAGCTCTTCACGGGTCATCCACGACTTGGGCCGCTCGATTGTCCCGCCCACATCGGTCATGGCTCCGACATCGATTGCAGTCTGGATAAACGGCTTCGCCCAGTCGCTGGCCGGTTCCTTTGCTATCGCTTTCAAATAGTTGTCCATAAAGCTGTTGAACTGATCCTGAGTCATATCATCATCCTCCTGATATTCGGGGCGATATGCGCCCACAATGAATTTCTTGTGTCTCCGGCGGCGCAGTACTGCCCCTCCGTTGTCCTCACTGGCGCTTCCGGTATTGCCGTCAATGGTGGTGATGTAGGTCCCGTCCCAGCTCTCGCAGATACCAACATGCCCGGCGGAGCTTCTGCCGGAGAAGTTGAAGAACACGATGTCTCCCGGCCGGTAGTTAGTCACCTTCTGCTTCTTGTGGAAGAACATCAGCGTGGGGCAGTAGGCGGTCTTATCTCCGCCATAGTACAGGTCAGAGGCCCCGGCCTCCCGGAACACCCACCAGACGAACACGGCACACCAGGGATATCCACCGCCCGAGACTGCTCTGCCATAGTAGGCAGTGTTGTATTTCACATTATCACTCTTGGCCGGGGATTCTTTGGTCCCGATCTGCGACCGGGCGATTTCCAATATCTTTTCAGCGGTTGCCATAGTGCGCCTCCTCACTTCTGTGCCTTGATCCACCCCGCCTGCTCCATCAGCTGCACCAGTTTGTCATAACCGAACATTGCGGAGAAGGCCACCAGGAAGATGAGGGCGATCAGCGCCACGATCATCCAGCCGGTGATGGCAAAGCGGTAATAGGACCACAGGCCGAAGCCCGCCCCTACCGTCACTACCGCGGCCACCAGGAAGGCCAGCAGGTTGGTGGGGAGCATATCGTACAGCAGGCTCTTGAGCACCTGTACGATGATGTTGGTCACCAGGGTCAGCGCCAGCACCAGGGCCAGCAGCATGGGCAGATAGTTGGTCAGTTCATTCATGGGTCGTTTCCTCCTTTCTGGCCTTATCGGGCCAATTATTATTCTTGCTCAGATTCTCCACCAGGGATTTGATGGCGTAAGCTAGGACCACTCCAATGATCTCTGTGAGAGCTACCTGGGACAGGCTCTCAGCGATCTCTGTCCGGCCCAGGTAGGCCAGCAGATAGGAGCACCACACCCAGGCGCAGCCATTGCACAGGCACAGCCAGACGATGGCCTTCATAGTCTCTGTGCGCCCCCTTTTGGACCGGTGGGCGGACAGCCACCACAGCCCCAGACAGAACACACAGGCCAGAGAGAACGCCGCTACAACGGCCAGGATCATCTGCGTGCTCATAGGCCGATCCTTCCCAGCAGGAAAGCAATCACTGCGGCCAATACAGCCCAGATGGCCTTATCCTTGATGGAATCCCATCTCTTCTTTGGGGCCGCTTGTTCTGCCTCCTGCCAAGCGATCAACTTGTCCAGTTTCCCCATGATGTTCTCGTACTGCTCGTTCCTGGCTGCTTCCGCTTTTTCCAGGTCTCTTATTCGGTCAAACAGCTTATTGTGGGTATCTCTTGCCTGCTCCTGCATTTTCTCCATCTGCCGCTCCAGCATGTTTGCCTTTTGGAGTCCAAGGCAATCCCTCTGTGGGTCAATCAAGCATTTATCATCCATCAGGTAAGTATTGACCTCCATTTCGACAAAATTTTTGCTCTCCTCTTGCGGGCCCTCTTTTGATGTGCTATACTGGCGTTGCATCCGGCTCCCAATTCAAAAAGGTTACCCCCTTTTTCGACAATCGGATGCGCCCCCTGTAGTTAAGCTCCTACAGGGGGATTTTTTATACCCTTTCCCACGCCTGCGGGTAATCTGTTGGACTATGTACGGTGTTGTCCGTCAGGCATCGATATACCACGCCGCCGTCCATGCAGCACTCCCCAGACATGTACATGCCGCTGGTGCCGTAGGGGGCAACCCACTCCTTTGCCTTGGAGGGGTCTTTGGTGTGTCGGATCGACCACAGCGCCGGCGTATTGGACGGGGTGCTCCCGGGGTAGTGGCTGGCGTTGTGGGGCTGG